CGTGGCCCTGACCACCTCCATCAGCTTCTCAGCGGTGCCGCCTTGGAAAAGCCAGTCCACTACATCGCCCTTCTCCGGCAACCCGGCAAGCTCAACACGCTTGACCGCCTTGGCCCTGCCCCAGATCGAGCGCACCACCTGATCGGCGTGTCGCTCCCCCGCGTTATCATTATCTGCTAACACCACCACGTTGCGTCCATCGAAGTATGGCGCCAGTGCGTCGGACCACTTGCCGGCCCCGCCGTGGCTCGTCGTCGCCACAAGGCCGAGCCGGATCAACCGCTCCGCAGCCTTTTCACCCTCGACGATAAACACCGGCGCGTCTGGCTGCTCGAGCATGCCGACGAGATTGAACGGCAGAGCCTCCACATCGTTCATGTTCCACAGCCAGCCACCCCTGCCGTCCGGGCGTCTCTGCCTGAACGACTTGGGCTGATAGCGCAGCACCTGATACCGCAGATCGCCATCGCTGTCATAGTATTCGTAGATTTTCTCGATGTACTTCGCGGGCTGCATCGCGTCCGCCGTCTGCTTCGTTATGCCGAAGTCACGCTGCAACGTATCTGCCACTGAGCCGGTGATCGTCTGGCGCCCATAGCGCCGCACGATGTCCACCACACCACCGCCGTGATTTTCCTCGAAGTCAAAATAAACGCCGCGCTGGATGTCCAATTCCTTGGAGCCAGCGTTGCCCCAGCGCAGCAATCCCTTCTTCGACAGCTTCTTGTTTGGCTCGCCCCAATAATGTTTGGCGATGCGCTCGGCATGTACCGCAATATTCTGTGTCATAGCAATTTCCCTTTGCTCTCCCCTTTGGGTAGGCACGGGCGGCGAGGTCAAAGGGAGGAAATCCCCCGCCGCCCGCTACTGCGCTAGAACAGGTCGCCGCCAGCCGAAGCGGCTGGAGGTGGTGTCGCCGCTACGGCGGCGCTGACTACCTCTGGCGCAGGTGGTGTCGGCTCAGCCGCAGCCGGCTGGCCATCCATTGCAGCAGGCCTCTCAACCCACTGAGTAATCGACCACTGAGGCACCTTGAAGCGCAACTCACCCTGCGGCGTGTTGATCTTGACCACCTCAGTGCCTGCAATCTCCACAACAGGAGCCAGACCAGCATTAGCCGACTTCTGAGCCTCATATTGGTTGTGCAGGTCGTCCATAACGCGCAGCACCGTCTTGGCGCTGTGGCTAAACTCCCTGACGCCCAACTCCTTGTTGCAGATACGAACCCGGAAGCACGGCTTAAAGGCCGGCTTTCCGTCTGCCCCAAGGTCAGGCGGGCATTCCGGGCGCGTCTCTCCGATCTTTGCCACGCGGAAGTCAGGCGCTCCTGATGCGAATGAGATAAACCCAACCTCGATCCTTTCGAGGTCCATAACGAATTTGACTGGTAAACTGACCTCACTTTCATCTTTCACCCACATGCCGTCAGCGCCCTGCGTCCGATCCTGCCGGATCAGATCGCCGCCCTTGGCATCCCATTTTACGATTGGAAGAATGTCGCCACCTGAGCCGGTGGCCTGCGTTGGAAATCCTAGTGCCATTTTCTCTTTATCTCCTTAACGATAACGACAACTATATGTGGCTCACAATAGTGAACCGCTCGATAGGGTAGAACGCGCAGATGTCCCGGTCTTGTGGGTCTGAGCGATCTGCCCTGCCCCCCATCCGTAACTCATACGGATCGGAGAAGTCAAGCCTTGATATCACATCACTATATTTCACGATCAGATAGCAGGGCAATCCCGTGGTCTCGGTTATGACCTTTGCGGTCATCACCTTTGACAGAGATATCATCACTGTCGGGTACTTGTTCATCTCGAAGCTGCGCGTCTTAACCTCAGCGAAGCCGAGGCAGTCACCGTCCTTGAAGATGGCGAAGTCGAGCCGGTACTGCATCGGCAGCTTCTCAAGGCCGTAGCCCAGCCCGTCCATAACGCCGGCAACGTGCCGCTCATTGGCTAGGTCGCCGGGTGTCTCGTATTTTGGCCTCACTTCATCCCCTCATATGCGCCGCACTGAACGCTAACGACCGGCGGCATGTCATAGTCCTGCGCCAGCCTCGCGGCGACTGTCGCCTCTTGGCGCTCGGCATAATGCTGACACTGCTCTATCGTGTAGAACCGCGTGTCCTCTTTCATCATCCAGCACGGGTTGGCTGGCTCGCCGCCTATTTTCATCGCAAAGCAAAACGCTAAAATCGTCTCATACATCGGCTAAATGCTCCCTGATTATCATCATTGCTGTTTCGGTGTCGCACTCCATAGCGTAACGCCAATCATACTGCTCGGAAATATCGCCGGCGGGGATGTAGTCAGACATCCCCACAATCGCCGCCACGGGGAAGCGCCACCGCCACGGCATGCGGTCATAGCGATAGACCAGCACCGGCAGCTTTCGACACGCCTCAGCGGCTGTGCAGACCTGATCCCACCACTGCGGCTGTGCATGTACGCCCTGACGGTATCGCTTCACCTCAATCGTGAACGGGAACGCCGGGTCGTTACATATAACGTCACCCAGATCACCCTGCCGGTACTGCTCAATGTCACGCTTAAACTCCAGCTTGTCGGCACCGCCGCCGAGGTTCTCGGTGAGGATCGCAATCACCTCATACTCGCCTGACTTGCCCTTGTTGCGGCTGTTCACCATCAGCAGACACTGCCGGACAGCTTGGTCGCAGCCTCGCCGTTGGCGGCCTCGGCCCGCTCCCGCGCCTTGACCCGCAGCCCCATCTCGATGATCTCGTCAGCGAGCGCGGACATGCTTCGGTGCGCCGAATACTGCAATTCTTCCTTCAATCCGGCTGCGGTCGATGTTCGGAGCCGCAGCAATGTTGGTTTAATTTCAGACACTTAACTCTCCTGCAAAATAATTTACAAAAAAGAGCATATATTACTTGTATATCGTGTCAAGTGTTGATATATAAGTAGTACAGGAATAGAACAACTAAACGGGAGACAGACAGATGGCAAATTATGCACTTATCGTTACTAAGGACGCTTGGCTTTGGACAGATTTCGGCGCTGATTATGCGGCCCGCATTATGCCTGCCGATATGTTGGACGCTCTTCCGCGTTATGTGCGCGGCGCAAAAGCAGGCAAAATCAAAGACCACATGATTGAGTGGGACAAGGTTGAGCGTGGTGGGTTTGTTCCTCCTCAGATGGTCGAGAACCGCGTTGGTAAAGTTATCCGCGCCCGCTTGGTCAAAAGCCCTTGGGGGCGCCCATCAGAGGTTGTCGCTGAGTTTTTTAAAGATAAAGATGGAAATTGGGTGGCGGCCTAACGGCCCCGCCCCGGAAGGGAGGTAACTGTGAGACAATATTTTGACGACATTTTAGGGGCGGTCATTCTGACCGCCTTCACCCTTGGCTGGATCGACTGGCTCTGGGTGTTCGGCGTAGAGGCTTCACGGTCCTACACTTGGTGGGCGGTCATCGCCCGATTTGGTCAATAGAAAAGGAGAGACCAATGAATATTGAAACGTACAAGAAGATCATCGCAGAGGCGGATAGCAAGATCATGACCGGGTCCATCGTGACCCCGCAATATGTGAAGCTGCTGTCCACTCTGCGCATCGCCGTTGACGAGGCCGGCACTGGCCACCGCAAGATGGCTGACCGGGTCAACGACATGCACCGGCAGGTCGAGGCGCTCAAGCAGGAGAACGCCGACCTTCGCGCTGAGGTTGCCAGCAAGGAGAACGTGGTCGTCAACATCAAGCGCGAACACCGCGCCGAGATGAACGGCGCCCGGCGGCAGGCCGGCATCTGGAAGTCCAAAGCAAAGCGCCTTGAAGCTGCGGTATAGGAGAGCATCATGAAACTAAGCGACATCATATTCAGTTACAAGCCGCAATCTGCGGAAGCACTGGACAAGCCCTTCCGTGCTCTTGGCGCACCGCTGGTGCGGATCATCGACAGGCGCCTGAGCCACACTGCCGTAGGCAAGGCAGAGAACGGAGAAGAGGGAGAGACCACATATTATTATTATGTGCTGGTCTGTGGCTCTGACAGCTTCGGCGAAGACACAAATCCGGAGTGGTACCCAGAGGACAGGGTGTGGGGCGATATCAAGGACTTCTACGTCCCGCTACCGCGCTAAAAGAGGTTGCCGACACCACCTGCGCCCGGCTGTCGTGGCCGGGCGTCCATCGAAGGGAGATGATAGATGGATATCATTACTAAGCAAGAGGCCAGAGCTAGGGGTCTCAAGTTTTACTTTACCGGGAATACCTGCAAAAATGGGCATGTGGCACCGCGTTATGCTAAGGGGCCGGGGGTTTGTTTAGAGTGCAACCGCGCTAAGGATTCTCCTGAGCGTAGAGAAAAGCAGAGAAAGGAATATGTCGCAAAGCTAGAGGCCGAGACGGGCAAAAAGATAATGACCCGGCAAGAAGCAGAAAGGGCAGGGTTGCGCTTTTATTTCAACGGAAAGCCGTGTCCAAATGGGCATTTAGCTGAAAGGATGCTGCCCTATGGGCATTGCGTTATTTGTCACAGCGAGGGGGGCAAAAGGTGGAAGCGTGAGAACCACGAAAAGGTTTTGCAGTCTAATTACGAATATTACCACGAGCGCGGCGGCAGGGAGCGTTACAGAGAATGGCGCAAGAAATGCCTTGAGGAGAACCCTAACCTGCACCGTGAACACTACCAGCGTTATTTTGTAGATATCCCCGAAGAAAAGAAACAGCAACGCAAAGAGCGACATCGTGAGCGTATGCGGCAGCGCTGGGCCGAGGACATTGAGCATAGAGAGCAACGGAAACTTGAGGCACAACTACGCCGCAGATACTTGAAAAAAGCAACTCCCAAATGGATTGACCCTAATGTTTTTGCTTCGTTTTACAAAGAAGCGGCGGAAAAGACGCGCCAGACTGGCGTAAAGCATCACGTTGACCACTACTACCCACGAAACGGAGACACGGTGTCGGGGTTGCATGTGCCTTGGAACCTGCAAGTCATCCCCGCCGCAGAAAACACGGCCAAGAACAACAAGATGCCCGAAGAGTTCTACGGGCCAAACCACACACCACCAAAAGGAGCAAACCAATGGTCGGTAAACTAACACCAGACAACATCGTCACCGCGTCAATACTGCCGGTGATCCTAAACAGCAGCCCATACGCAACGCCCAACGAGGCGCTCAAGAGGGCCATCGAAGCTGAGGCCGGCAACGCGCCTGACTACCTGCCGCAGAACGAGCCGATGTTCTGGGGCGACACGCTTGAGGGCGTGATCCTCACCGAAGCAGCCAAGCGCCTGTCCCTGACGCATCTGGAGACGGAGTTTGACGAGGCGATCTTCCACGACCACCTGCCATTCGCCTGCTCTTTGGATGGTCAGGCTCTGGGCGGCAAGACGTTCACGCACGACCCGGCCAACGGCATCTATGTTCCGCAGGGTGGCAGCGTTGACACCACCGGGCTTGGCGTACTGGAGGCAAAGGTCACGGCGAATGCCGCTGAGGACGTGCCGGCGCCGCACAGAGGCCCAATGCAGCTACAGGGGCAGCTAATGTGTACCGGCTACGCTTGGGGCGCCGTGTGCGTCCTGTATCGTGGTAATGAGCTTCGGATATTCCTGTACCGGGTGGACGATGCGATGCGTGATGACATAATTGACGCCATCCACGAGTTCGAGCGGCGCAAGCGCGACATCGACTGGTATGAGGTCTATACCTCGGCTGACGGTAACGTGGCGTGGGATCGCGTTGACGATGGTGAGCCGCCGCTCGATCTGAACGAGATTGAGGATGGCGAATTTTACGCGGAGATGCTGGTGCAGGCCAAGGCCGACAAGAAGGCTGCCGAGCAGCAGATCGACATTGCCGAGGCTGGCCTCAAGGAAATACTCGGCAACCACGAGGAGGGCAGCGTCACGGTTGACGGGTCCAGCTTCTACATCAAGTGGCCGATGCGGCGGTCAAGGGCGCAGCCGTCAAAGACAGTACCGGCCAAGCCTGAGAGCGTGACCCGGCAGAAAACCCTGACCGTCAAGGAGGTGAGGCAATGAAGCCGCTGACATCGAAGCAGCACACCGTGCTTGCGATGATTACGCGCCACATCAGACGCTACGGGTATGCGCCCACAGTGCAGGAGGTGGCGGACAGGACCGGGCGCAGCAAGACCGCCGCCTACTCGCTGATCAGTCAGCTTGTGGCGAAGGGCCATCTGGAGAGGGAGGCGGGCAAGTCCCGCCACCTCAAGCTGGCATCATGATAGACCCAATCGAATGCCCTGACTGCGAAGGTCAGGGCGAATACCCTCAAGAGATGACCGTCATCGACTACACGCGCGGCGGCTACCTCGAGGATCGGATGGCTGAATGCCCGCGCTGCGAAGGCTTGGGGCTTGCGGAAAAGCCGGAAGATGAATACGATGACTAATCGCTTGCGGGCAGCGTTATGTCCCGCGTTTCCTCCCGAAACTTACCCCGGCCTCGCGCCGGGGTCTTTTTATTTGGTGAGGCCTTTGACCTTCTCCACGGTCCTGAGACCGCCGAGACCGAGCATGCCGAGCAGCACAGTCATGAGGCTGTCCATATCAAAGACTGGCAGATCAGGGATGTAAATCTCCATAGCGCCGCAGGCGAACATTGTCAGCGGCGCAAGAACAAAATGCCACGCCAGAGCAATGCCGCAGGTCCAGCCGATGAACGGGCGCCACCCAGCGACAAAGATGGATCGGTGCTGCGCTTCTGCCTTGTTGATCTCTAGCTGCCCCTTGGCAAGCTCCTGAGCGTGGTTCTGGGCCATCGTGGCAACCTCATGAGCGAGCTTTGCCTTCTGGTCCTTGTCCTCGATAAATTTATCTAGCAGCCCGGTCACGGGTCCGATCAGAGCTTGGATCATGACTTCTCGCTTCCGAGCCAAAGGCCAAAGGCGCCCGTCATTGCCCCGGTCACAGTTGCTGTCAATCCTGCGGCTTGTGTTGTCATCGCATCGGGCGGCAGCGATTGAAACCAGAAAAGCGTTTGTAGGTATGCGTAGGTCATTACCAGCATCATTCCGCGCGGCAGCAGTCGCCACTTGAGTATCCGTTCAAACGTAACCTCAGCCATTATTTCCATTCTCCTGACTCTAACTGCGCCGCCATTTCGTGCGCCCGCTTGCCAACCTGCCGCGACCACCTGCTGTCGAGAAGCTGTCGGCTGGCCTCAGCCATATCACCCGCAGCAATCGCCGCCTGCGCGAGCTTGAAGCCGTCCCAGCGTGGCTTGCCTAGATTGAACAGCAAAGATATCACGACCGCCTGTCGCGGCTCTGAGAGGCCGGCAAACCACGGGTAGGTCTGAGCCTCCTCTATGCAGCGGTTTATGTCGTTGGTCAGCAAATAGTCGATTTCATCATCAGACAGACCGCCACCCAAATCTTCATCCACCAAGCGTCCTACCCCGATGGTCCAGTACCCTCGACTGTCCTGATATGCGTGTGGCACCACACCCTCGTGGCGCTTAATCATCTCAATCAGTTTGCTCATTTTCTGCACTCCATTACAATTTGCACGGCACGTTCCCAGCTATCACTCTCCAGATGCGGGTCAGCAAAGAACCCCCGCGCCTTACGCAGTGACAGTTGGTTGATACAGCATTGCGCCTGAAACCACACCCTTCTGTCGGTGGCCGCGCACAGAGCATAGATATCATAGCTGCCTCTCTTGATCCGTTTCTTCCCGCCGCTGCCGGTCTGGAAGTGATAGCCCGGCGCCCTGCCGTCTGCCTGCGAGCGCAGCGTTGACGCCTTCACCTGCACCCTCATAAACACGCCGTCCTTCCACGCCACAAGGTCGGTGTCGTCCTGTTGAGCCATCGAGACTTGCCAGCCCTCCTGCTCGAGTATCGCTGCGGCGGTGATGTACTCGCCGATCAGACCTGTTGTTGTTGACACCTATTGAAGCCCTTTTAACCAAACAACAAAAGAAATCATCGCCGCTAGGGCAGCAGCTAAAAGGGCAAGAACCGCGCCTGCGCCTATTTTCTCTTTTATATCGGCTCTGCGTTTTGCAACGCGTTTGGCAGCAGCGGCGCGAACTTCTGTGGCCTCTTTACAAAAGCGCTCATAATCTCGCAACAGCCCCGGCCTGCCAGCGTAAATCATAAGCTCTCTGAGCTGTTTTTCCTTTTCTTTGATCTGCTCAAGAGCCATAAATTCTTCAAGATCAGAACCGCCAAGGCCACGCGCCCGCTTCTTGTTGCCAGCGCGGCGCAGCTCTTCCTTCGATGACATGAATGTGCCGATGGCCTTACCAGCTTTGGCAATGTCCTGACCATTATTGACGACTTGTTTTATTACTGCAAAAGCAGCATTGGCGGCGGCAAGTTCTGCAAGCATCAATCAAACACCTTCGTCTCTTTGTCCACGTCCACTGGCAGGCAGTAGCTTGTTATTTTATTCGGTCCCTGTTTGTGCAGTATCTGCGCCAGATAGACGCAGTCGTTTAGATCGCGGAAATACCACGCCGGGCTGACCTTCCTGTCGTCAACAAACACCAGCAATAAAAAAGCAGCCTCAAGCACATCAGCCGCGCCTCGTGATTTTCTTGACTGTTTCGGTTTCCCAGAGCCTAACCAAGATGTAGACGCCAGTGAAGATTGCCACAACGTCAGGCGCGTGACCTAGCCACGCCGCCACAGTTCCGGTGCCAGCGGCTACATCCAGCCCGACTTTGGTTCCCTCGTTCATATCTACCAGCCAGCCGGAACAGCCTGCCGCATTGGCGGGTTTGCCAGCGCAGTCATCTGCTGATCAAGCATTGTCTGCATCTCAGCTTCGGTCTTTTCCAAAGCCTCAAGCGTCTTGGCCTTGCACCAGTCCTTTGTAATGTCATCGAAAGCAACATAGTCACTGTCACCCTCGTCTGGTGTGGCTACAGCAGCAGTGCCATAGGCTGTCACGTTTAGTGCTTCGCCTTCAGCATTTGTCTCGCTGTCAGATACAGCGGTCAGCCGCCAGTGGATTGTCTTGATGCAATCAGAGTGTCCGTTCTGTGCCTCGTTGCAAACGTCCAATGCTGGGAAGTCCCAAGTGTATGAATTAGCCATTGTCTACTCCTCGTATGGGCTTGTGCCGCAGCATGAAGGCCACGCTGCTTTAAGTTCAGTGATTGTTGTTGCGCTGTTGCCAGCCGTAGGCGCATCACGCAACGCCTGTTTGTCAGCCACGATTGCAGCGGTATCTGTGCTTGCTTCAAGTGCTTTCATGTAGTCAGCGTCTAGTGCCTCA